TTTCGCGCGCGCGCAGGCACGCAATGATGTGCATGGGGGATTGAAGCATGGCATTCATGAACCGCTTGTGTTCACGCTTTGCCGTGTTCCAGTTCGGTTTTGCGGGGTTCACCATGGCGATTTCCTCGCACCCGCCAAGCCCTTCCCATTCGTGCGAAACGCTGTCGATCACCAGCACGTCCACGCCAGCGGCGGCAAATTCCGCGATGGCGTCAATGTACCGATTCGGGGAAAACGGGGCCACCAGGTCCCCGACCTTGAAACGGTGAACCTTGCCGGACGAATCCCGCAATGCGTTTGCGTAGAGCCGGCCGCGGCGGTTTTCAGTGCAGAGCAGGCCCACGCGGCTTGCATCGTAGTTTGCGAGGCCCCATGCCACTTGCAGCGCGGTGAAGGTTTTCCCGCCGCCGCTTTGCCCGCCCAGTCCGAGGACCAGGCGCGCGCCTTCACGTTCGGCAAGTTCAATATTCAGGATGCCCATGCTTTTCTGTTGCTGGTGATGAAACTGTTTCAGGCCGCGCCCACGGCGGCGGTTTTCTGTGCGATGTACCAGGCCGCCAGGCCGATGGGTTGCACCTGGTTGGAGTAGCCAGGCCACACCCCGGACGCGTTGCATTCGTGGAGCCGGTCCAGGTCCGCCCGGTATTCCATCCGGCCGATTTCCTTGGATTCCGCGTCCAGGACATACACGCCCACGCCTTTGGCCTGTCCGTCCACCACGCAAGCGTTTTTCTCCACCGCGATGAAAATGAATTGCCGCGGTTCGGGAATGTCCAGCCCCGCCTGGCGGATAGCTTCGCGCGTTCCGTCCATGTAGAACGCGTCCTGGACGTGATAGCGCCATTTCTGGATGCTGTGAGCGAACCCCGCTTGTGACGCGTCCTCGGTGGTTTTCAGGTCCACCAGGAACCCGCGCGGCTTGATCCAATAATCCGGCCGGCAACGGCACAGTTCCCCGGTTTTCGGGTCCGTCCAGTAAACGGACTGTTCCGCCACCCCGCCGGGCATCGAGAACAGCGCGGCGGCCTTGGGGTGGGCCATCAACGCGTCCCGCATGCGGTGGAGCTGGTCCCATTCTTCCGGCGTGAGAACGATGCGCCCGGCGTTGTTCCGTTCCCACTCCGCTTTCACGTCCGTCCAGAGCGTGACGTGTTCCCCCGCCTGGCGCAGGAGTTCCGCCAGTTCCGCCATCGTTCCGGTTGTGGGGAGCAGGCCCGGCCGGTTCTGGTTGACGCGTTCCAGAGCGGTTTTCAGTTCCGCCGCGGATTGGAGGGACCAGGTTTCCGCAGGCAGTTGCAGTTCAGGCGGAACGCCAGAATCCATTTGCGCGGCCACCAGGCGGGAAACCATTTCCGCCTTCGTTCCGCTGGTGGACAGTTTCGGTTTGCGGGTGGCGTTCAACGCCTGGACGCGGGCCACCAGCGTGTCCCGGTCCGCCACCGCGCCCGGCGCATCCTGCGGGCGCAGGGCCAGGCAGTATTCCCGCACGAATTCTGCCGGTTCCAGGACCAGAGAATGGAACGCGGTTCCGATGCGCTGCGCGGGCGTGGGGCCGCCGGAATCGTTCGCGGCATCACGCGCGTGGCGCAAATGCACCGGCGAGCGGTTCACCAGGTCCAGGCCGCTTTTCGACGTGCCGGCGCCCGCGTGGTATTCGGCATTGCTGAGATTGCTGTAAACGCCAGGATTCATTTCTTTCCCCGTCAATCGTGGTTCGTGATTCCGCGTGATTCCGCGTGATTCCGCGTGAACATCTTGAAACATTAGTGACGGATGTTATGCGGGGAGGAGCCGCGCGGGAACTGTGAACTGGCGTGACACACTTCAAACCATTTAGGAATGTGCGCGGGTTCACACCTATTTCCGCCGGGCGCTGGAAATATCCGGGGCGTCATATTGGAGCGCCAGGGATAAAGAGTGATTTCGCTACGGGACTATCAAGGGGACGTGATAGAGCGCGCCCGCCAGGCATTGCGGCGGCGGCGGCGCATTCTGTTGCAGGCCCCCACCGGCGCGGGGAAAACGGCCATTGCCACGTTCATGGCCTCGGAGGCGGCGGCGCGGGGGCGCGTGGTTTATTTCATTTGCCACCGCGCGGAGCTGGTGGAGGGAACCAGCGCGACGTTTCGCAAATACGGACTGGATCACGGCATCATTGCCGCGGGCCGGCCGCTGGACCCCACGAAACGCGTCCAGGTTTGCAGCATCGACACCCTGAAAAACCGCGTGGCGTTCATCCCGCGCCCCGACTTGGCAATTTGGGACGAATGCCACCATATCGGCGCCGCCGGCTGGGCCGCGGTGATGCAGGCGTGGTCCGGGTCCATCCATATCGGCCTATCAGCCACCCCGCAGCGTTTGGACGGTAAAGGGCTGGACGCCTACTTTGATGAAATCGTTTTAGGCCCGTCCGTGGCCTGGCTTATCGAAAACGGGCACCTGAGCCCGTATAAAGCATTTGCACCCAGCGCACCCGATATGTCCGGGGTCCGCCGCCAGGCTGGCGACTGGGCGCGCGGCCAGGCCGCGGAGCGGATGAACAAACCCAAGCTGACAGGGGACGCAATTACCCATTGGCTGCGCCACGCAAATGGATTGCGGACGGTGGGGTTTGGTGTGACGGTGGAGCACTCGCAACACCTGGCCGCGCAGTTTGTGGCCGCGGGTATTCCCGCCGCGCACCTGGACGGCGGGACGCGCAAGGACCTGCGCCGCAAAATCATTCAGGATTACGCGGCGGGCCTGCTGTCCGTGATTTTCAATGTGGACCTGTTCGGGGAAGGTTTCGACCTGTCCGCCATTGCGCAACGGGACGTGACAGTGGATTGCGTGATGCAGCTAAGGCCCACGCAATCCCTTGCACTCCATTTGCAACAGGTGGGCCGCGCGCTGCGCCCGGCGCCGGGTAAAACCGCAATCATTTTGGATCACGCCGGAAACTTCAAATTGCACGGATTCCCTGACGACGAACGGGAATGGTCCCTGGAGGGGCGCGAGGCCACCAGCGGCGGGGCGAGTGAGCGGGAAGGCCCGCCACCGCCCTACGAATGCGCCTGTTTCATGCAAATCCGCCGGCCCCTGCCGCTCCGCTGCCCGCACTGTGACCGCGAGCTGAAACCCGAGGCCCGCGCCATCGAGGTGGAGGACGGGGACCTGGTGGAATTGACGGACGAGGACCGCCGCCGGATGCGCTACGAACGACAGCGCGAGGAACGAGACGCCAAGAACTTGGCGGAGCTGGTGGCAATCGGACAGCGGCGGGGTTATCCCAGCCCCCAGGCGTGGGCCTTCAAACGCTGGGCGGCCAGGCCGAAGGAGAAAACCCCCGCATTCGTGTAGGATTCACGGACGTAAACAGTTACGATACGTCATAATTCCCATCTGTAAACACATGCCGCATGCCACGCGCGCGCGGCCATTCAACCGCAACGAGGGCGAAAAATGACGCAACACACCTTCAAAAGCCTGTTGAACGAAGGCATTTTCAAACGCGCGCATGCGGTTCAGGTGAATTTTGAAACCCTGAAAATTGAACCTGGTTTCAACCTGCGCGACGAGGACGAATCCCTGGCGGCCCACCGCGAGGCGATGCTGAACCACCTGCGCCAGGGGGGCACGTTCCCGCCTATCGAGGTCCGCGTGGGTTCGGACGGCGGCGTTTATATCGTGGACGGGCATAACCGCCACTGGGTCTATTCCGCTGCCCTGGCTGAAGGCTTGCCCCTGCGCGACCCCAAGACCGGGGAATTTTGGGTGGAGGTTCAGCAGTTCCGCGGAAATGACGTGGACCGCACGAAGCGGATTATTGACAGTCAAGAGGGCAAGAAACTTGGACCGCTGGAGCTGGCCCGCGGGTATAAGCGGCTACAGGGTTTTGGCCTTTCGTCCGAGGAAATCGCCAAGATGTTTTCAAAGACCCGCCAGCATGTGGACGGGTTGTTGATCCTGGCGAATGCGAATCATGACGTTCACGCGCTGGTGAAGTCCGGCGCCGTGGCCGCCGCCGTGGCGGTGGACGTGGTGCGCAAGTATGGAGAGAACGCGGGCGCGTTCCTGCGCGGCGAGCTGGACAAGGCGGCCGGCCAGGGCAAAAAGAAAATCACCCGCGGGACCATGAACGGCAAGCCGTTGCCGCCCAAGGTGGTGGGTAGCCTGGTGGAAGAACTGGACGTGTTCATGGGGCAACTGCCGAAGGCCACGCGCGTGGCACTGGCGGACCTGGAAAAGCGCCTGGCCGCTGGCGGCAAGGTGGACGAGGGCACGCAAGTGCATATCCCCGCCGCTGCGCTGCTGGGCCTGCTGACCGAGCACGGCAAGTTGAACGAGGCCCGCGCCAAGGCGGAGGAACGCGCCCGCGCACGCCAGGCGAAGGCCGCCCAAGGCGAGATCACCGACCAGGACCAGGACGGCGAATGATGGCGACGAGCACCGAGCGGCGCGCGGTGCATCGTGGGCCACATCAGGCGTTCGCGCCTGCGGTGGTCCGCGCCGGGCGCAAATGCGTCCGCGTCATTTCCAGCCCCACCGGGGTGGTCCGCCACCTGGCGCTGATGCGCCCGCGTCCCGAGGCCCCGCAGCGCGCAAACAGTTTGCGCGTGGACCTGTGGCGCCGTCCCCGCGCCCCCGCGCTGCATTCGTCCTGGATCGCGCCCCCGCGCTGAGAAATCCCACAAGAGGCCGCGCGGCGGCCTGCTGGGCACGCTTGCGGGATGAGCACCGAGCACGGCACACAAAACCGCATCCGCAATGCCCTGGCCGGCCTTTTGCCCCTGTTCCGCGCGAACGTGGGCCGCGGCTGGACGGGTTCCAAGGTATTCCGTCCTAGCGGCCCCATGGCCGTGTCCGTGAACCGCGGCGACGTGGTGATTTACGGGGCGCGGCCCTTTGACACCGGGTTGCCGGTGGGTTTCTCGGACACGTTCGGCGTTCTGCCGGTGGTGATTACCCAGGACATGGTGGGCAAAACCATTGGCCGCGCCGTGTTCGGGGAGGTCAAGGACGTGGGCGGGAAGTTGAGCCCGAAACAAACTGAATTCCTGTCTGCAATGAAACGCATGGGCGCCGCCGCCGAAGTGTGGCGGTCCCCGGACGATGCGCTGGCAACCATCGCACGCGCGAAAGAAATGAAATGAGCTGTACCACCCGCCCCACCGGCGCCGCCGGGAAAACCGGCCTGCGGTCCGGGACCCTGACACTGCGCGTTCTGTTCGCGCTGGCCGCAGGCCCCGCCAGCGTGGCGGAACTGTCTGAACGCCTCGGCATCCGCGCCAGGTCCATCTATCCGGCGCTCCAGGACCAGGCGGGCGCGGGGCGCGTGGAGCGTTGCCGCGCCGGCTGGTGCCTGACCACCGCCGGGGCCGCCGACCTGGCCGCGTTCAGCCCCGAGGACGCGCGCGGGCGCCTGCGGCTGGTGGATGCCCCGCCCACCAGCGCGACCCCGCCCACACGCCTGTCCGCCGCCGCTGCGGCCATCCGCCGCCGCCTGGCGCCGATGGCGGGCATGCGCAAGCGGCTGGAATCCGCGCGGACCTTGGCCCAGGACCGCCTGGCGCAGGCCGCGCTGATCGGCTGGCCCGCGCTGGCGGAGTCCTGGCGCCTGGAGGTCCAGGAAATCGAGGCCATGCTGTCCGCCGCGTAAACTGTTTACGGGCATCAACGCATGGGCCACAATCCTGGAATGAACGAACGCACCGAGCGACTGCGCCAACTGATGCACGCCCATGGGTTGAAAGCCACGCGCGTGGCGGACCTGCTGGGCCGCAAAGAGCAAACCGTCCGCATCTGGCGATGCGAGGGAGACAACCGCGTGATTCCGCGCGATGCACTGGAACTGCTGGAACTGAAGCTGAGCAACATCAATTCCGCCGCCGGACAGAGCAAGAAAAGGGCCGCCGCGTGAACCATGGCGAGTTGCCGGACGGCCGGCGTGTGGACACTGCATCCGAGGAATGGCGGACGCATTGCCACGCGCTGACGCTGGCGAACATGAACCCGCTGAAGCGGCGCACCGAGCTGGAAAGCATCAGCGCAAAGCGAGGCGAGCCCGAGCGGCGGCGCCTGGCTGAAGCGGTCCGCGCCATCCTGGTTTCCCGCGAAGCCGCCAGCGTGGTTGCGCTCGCAACCGTGACAGAGCGGCGCGCTTACCTGGACGGCGTGCAGATCGAGCGCGGATGGACCGCGAGGCACCAACTAGAAACCGAGGTTCTAAGGCAGTGGGCCGCGAAGCGCGCGGCCTGACTGTGTGTTTTCCGGGCTTGGCTGGACTGATCCCCCGGCGACGAGGCGGCCACCACGGATGCACCGCCGCCCTTTTTTATGCATCCCCTTCCGTGGAGTACCTATGAACAACCGCAACCCAGCCAGGTGGCCGCAATGATGGCCGCCACGGAAATGGGCGAGGACGAAGCAATCAGCCAGTTCCGCGCGGCCATGGCCGCCGCCGGACTGCGCACGGATGACGCTATCGCGCCCACGCTGGACGATGACGTGGCGCGGTTCCATGTGGACGGCGACCCGCCCCGCACGAAAAACGGCTGGTATGTCCTGTTTATGGACGGCGTGCCTGCTGGTGAATTTGGATGCTGGAAGCGTGGCACCCGCTCCACCTGGACCGCCACCACCGGCGGCAAGCCGCTTTCCGCGGAACAGCGCGCCGAAGCGGACGCCAAGCTGGAGGCGGCCCGCAAGCGGCGCGAGGCCGCGGAGCGCGCCAGGCAGGGCGAGGCCGCCAGGCGCGCAAACGAAATCCTGGCGACAGCCCCCGCGGCGGACGATGCCCACCGTTACCTGGTGCGCAAAGGCGTCCGCGCCCATGGCCTGCGCGTGGGCCGCTGGGTCAAGACTGACGATGAAACCGGGGACGTTTGGCTGGACGTACCGGACGCGCTGCTGGTGCCTGTGATGAACCAGGCCGGCAAGGTGATGAACCTGCAAGCCATTTTCCCGGACAAGCATCCGAAGCTGGGGCGGGACAAGGATTTTCTGCGCAACGGCAAGAAAAAAGGCGGGTTCCACCTGATCGGCGCCCCCAAGCCTGGCGCCATGGTGGTGATATGCGAGGGATACGCCACCGGCGCGAGCATTCATGAATGTACCGGCTGGACGGTGGCGGTGGCATTCGACGCGGGGAACCTGGTTGCGGTGGCGGAGGCGCTGGCGGACGCCATGGCCGGCCATACGTTCCTGATCGCGGCGGATAACGACCAGTGGACTACGCAACCAAAACCAAACCCTGGCGTTTACCACGCAACCGAGGCCGGGAAGGTTATCAATTGCCGCGTTGTGGTCCCCCAGTTCGCTGACCTGGACGGCGAGCCCACCGACTTCAACGACCTACACCAGCGCGAGGGGGCCGCCGAAGTGGTCCGCCAACTGGGCGCGGCCATCCCGGTGGCCGCCAACGACCCCACCCCGCCCACGCGGACGGACCTGGTGGAGCTGGCCGGCGGCGAGGACATGGTGGAGCCCCGGCCGGAGGACGTGGACGTTTTTTCGCTGCCGGACGTGGGGGGCAAAGGCAAGGTCTTGTCCACCATTGAGAACCTGGCCGAAATCCTGAAGCGCCTGCGCGTGGTGGTCCGCTACAACGTGATTTCAAAAGAGGAAGAATATTTGATCCCCGGCCGCGGGTTCAGCGTGGACAACCAGGCGAACGCGTCCATTGCCTGGATTGAATCCTGGTGCGCCCGCTTCCGTATGTCCACGGAGAAACTTGGTTCGTTCCTGACGTTCCTGGCGGATGCAAACCAATTCAACCCGGTGGTTGCGTGGGTAACATCCAGGCCATGGGACGGCGTGGACCGCCTGCCCGATATGTTCGCCACCATCACGCCGGTGGAGGACGTGCGCCTGGAGGACGGGCGCAGCCTGAAGGACGCGCTAATTTTCCGGTGGATGGTGTCCGCCATCGCGGCGGCGTTCAGCCCTAACGGCGTGGAGGCGCAAGGCGCGCTGGTCCTGCAAGGCCCGCAGGGCTTGGGCAAAACGAAATGGATGCTGAACCTGGTTCCGCGGGAACTGGGACTGGCAAAGGAAGGCGTGACGCTGCGCCTGGACGATAAGGACAGCATCCGCCAGGCGGTTAGCCACTGGCTTACCGAGCTGGGCGAGCTGGACGGCACTTTCAAGAAATCCGACATTGCCGCGCTGAAAGCGTTCATCACGAAGGGCAAGGACACGCTGCGCCGCGCGTTCGCCAAAAAGGACAGCAACTATGGGCGCCGGACCGTGTTTTTCGGTTCCGTGAACCCCAAGCATTACCTGATCGACAACACAGGCAACCGCCGGTTCTGGACCATCGAATGCGCAGCAATTGATTTCACCCACCCACACCTGGACATGCAACAGGTATGGGCGCAAGTCCTGGAGCTGTGGAAGGGCGGCGCCCAGTTCCATTTGGACCCGCTGGAGCATGCTGCGGTCAACGAGCAAAACGAGCATTTCGCACAGATTGATCCCGTTGAGGAACGCATCCAGACCAGGCTGGACTGGGGCGTTACGGACGCGGCGCAATGGGGATGGCGCACCGCCACGGATTGCCTGATTGCCATTGGCATGGACAAGCCCACCGCGTCCGACTGCACGAAGGCGGCAACGGCAATCCGCAAGCTGAACGGGGACCAGGGCAAGAGAAGCAACGGGCGGAACCTGCTGTGGGTCCCGCCGCCGGTCCCGTATGGGGCAAGAACTGGAGAAGGAAAAAACGATGAGTGAGCAACTTTACAAGTCCCGCGGCGAGAAGGCCGCCGCCGCCTCGGAACGCGCCACGCGCCTGGCCGGCGCCCCGGAATCCGTGGTGGTGTTCGGCCCGCAGGGTTGCGGCAAGACATTGCACGCGGAGGCGCTGCGGCGCCACTTTGGGCTGGTGGAGGTATGGGACGCGGGCGAGGACTACGGTAAGCCGGTGGAGCCCCGCGGGGTCCTGGTCCTGTGTACGGACCCCGCTTTCCTGCCGCTGACCGCGCGGCGGACCCTGCGGCGCGTGTCGTTTCACCAGGCCGCCGCGGAGGCTGGCATCCCCGGCTTTAGGCACTAGACCAGCCCTTCCCCACCACCAGGCCGCCGCGTGCGGCCTTTTTCACATTCGGGGTGTTTACAGACGTAAACAGGCGTGCGCATAATCGCGCCATGGCATCAACTGCCGGACAGGCAGGACCCGCGGCGCGGTGCCGTGGGGCAACTGGAGAAACGACACATGAAGATCACCGAAACCATGGACCTGGCCGCGCTTGCGAAGCGCATGGGCACCGAGGCCACCGAGGCGGAAGCGCGCCACATGCGCGCCACGCTGATAGGGCTGGGCGCGTGGAGCCGGACGGAGGACGTTCCCGCCGATGAGTGGGAACGCCTGGTGGACGCCTCCGTGACGCAAGCGAAGTACGACTAATGCAGCGGGGCCGGCCCTGCGGGGCCGGTTCCAGTGGATTGCCTGGCGTGCCAGGTAGCCCACTGGAAACAGATTCACAACAGGCGGCCTGACCGCCACAACCCGAGGGACCACCATGCAACAACTGACATTCATAGCCCACCCCGGCGGCGCCGTGGATTTCCTGAAGGCCGCGCCCGGCCGGCGGTTTTTCGTCCTGACCGCTTCCGAGGTCCGCCGCATCCTGGAGGACCGCCGCGCCCATGCGGTGGCGCAATCCATCAAGCACACCGCGGACGCGCTGGGCCTTGGGCTGGTGGCGCAATTCACCGCGTTGCGGCTGGACCTGGCCGGCGCCCGCGCCATCGTCCAGCGGCGCGACCAGGCGAAGCACGCGGCGTCTATGTGGACGCGCGAGGCCACCGCCGCCCACGCGCTTCTGATCGCACTGGACGACTGATCCGCCGCCACCAGGCCGCCGCCTGGTGGGTTCACCGGACTGTCCAGCGCGCTGGGCAATCCAGTGAGCAGTTCAAGGCCCCGGCGCCGCCGGATGACAACGCAACCAAAGAGGACCTATGAAAGCCCCCGCCCCTGTCTTGCACGCCTGCGCGCGTGAAATCGTTTCGACGCATCACCTGTTCCCCGGTGACCTGGTTGTGAGCCACGGCGCCGCGTTCATCCTGGCGGACCGCAAGGTGAACGATTGCGAGAACGACCCGCGCGGATGTGTGACGTTCACCACCGTCCTGGTGGACAACGAGCAATCACAAATCCCGGCCGCGTATGAGCCGGAAAAGTGGGTGATTCAGGGCAACCGCTGGGCATCGTGGCGGCGCATCAAGGACCCCGCGGCGGTGGCGCATTTCACCAGCGTGGCATGGGCCAAGGACCCGGCGACCATGGCCGCGGTGGCGGGCCTGCAACTGGCGGAGGCGGCATGACCACCAGCGCGCCGCAAGACCGGGAAATTATCCTGGCCGCCGTCCTGGCGGGCCGCTGCGCAAACGGTTTTGAACGCGGGGGCGGTTCCGTGGTCCACGCGGTCCCGGCCACGGAACAGGAACGCGTTACCGGCATCCGCCATTACGCGCGGTCCCTGTGCGGCAAGACGCACGGCGCGCGGTCCGCCGGCTGGAGCCATTGGCCCACGCTGGTGGTGAACTGCCCGCGCTGCGCGGTCCTGGAGGCGGACCCCGAGGCCCGCGCGAAGGCGCAGGCCGCGCAGGCGAAGCGCCAGGCCGCCGCGTTTGCGCCCGAAATCATGGCGCGGGCCAGGGAACTGGAGTCCGCCGCTGATCCTGGCCGCCGCCTTCCCCTGTTCCGCTACCTGGAGCAGGCCAGGCGCGAAGCCCGAGAGACCAGGAAAGCCGCTCAAAACCGCAATTGAGATTACTTAAACATATCTAGGCTAACCATGAACCATTCCGCCCCCATTTCCCCGTCCGCCTGCCGCCGCATCGGCTTGGGCGCCATCCTGCTGGGCCTGGCCGCGGCCACCGCTGGCGGCTGGTTTTTTGTCCTGGGCCTTCAGGCCACCGAGCCCGACGACGCCTCGCGCCACGCGCTGACGCTGGCCGGCGTGGTCCTGATCCTGGTGGAGCTGGGCGCGTTCGGCGTGGCGTCCCTCATGCCCCGCCACGGCACCCGCGCGGCCCGCCTCGGCCTGGTGGTGATGGCCGCCGCCGTGGTCCTGTTCGAGATTGCCACCATGAGCGTGACGCAGCTAACCCTAGCGGCCCGCGCGGACCAGGTGGCGGACGCGAACCAGGCGCAGGCATTGCGACTGCGCGCAATGATCGACGGGCGCCGCGCGACGATTGCCGGCCTTCAGGCAAACGCGGCTGCACAAAGCCAGTCCAAGTTCCCGGAGAGCCGCGCGGCCGGCGCTGAAGCGTTGCGCCAGGCCACCGCGGTGGACGCCGAATTGCCCGCGCTGGTGGCGGAGCTGGCCCGCATCGAGGCCGCGCGCCGCCCCACCTTGTCCACCGTCCTTGGCGAGCACGTTGCGGCCTTTGCCGTGGCCCGTTCCGCGCTGGTGGTCCTGGCCGGCGTGGGCGCCATGGGCCTGGCCGGACTGATGTTCCGCGCGGCCCGCGCTGGTTCCGTTCCCGCGCCCACCGTCCACGTCCCCGCCCCGTCCGTTATCCCCACCGTTCCCGCTCCGCTGGTTGCCTACGCAACGCCCACCACGTCCCGCCTGGCCGCCGCCGTGGCGTCCGTTCCGCTGGCCGCGGGCATCGTTCCGGCCGCCGCCACCGTCCCCGTCCCCGCGCCGGTGGCCGCCACGGTTCCGAAATCGGAACGCCAGGAGAGGGCGCCCCGCGCCCCGGTCCCGCGTCCCGCTGCGCCCGAAGGCCGCGCCGACACCGGAACGACCGATGGCACGGACGCACGCTATTCCCGCGTGGCGGATGCAGTGCGGAACGGCGATGTTCAGCCCACCGTCCGCGCCATCCGCTCCACGTTCCGCACCGCCACGGACGTGGCCCAGCGTTACCTGGTCCAACTGGAGCGCGACGGGATCACGAAAAGGGCGGGGCGCGGGTATGCGCTGGCCGCCGCCTGACAACCGCTAGGCCGGAACGTTCCGGCCGCAACCGAAAGACACAGCATGAGCACTCAAGACCTGATCCCGTTCCCGTCCGGCTGGAGCCTGTCCGGGAAGTACGGAACCACCATCCGCCGCACCGCCACGGAAACCGGCGGCACCGTCACGCGCCTGGTGGCCGCATGCGACCAGCCCGAGGACGCGCGGGCAATCATGGCCGCTGTCTCCGCGCTGGATCACCTGGCCCGCCTGCTGGGGTATGTGGACGGCGCCGGCCGCGTCCAGGTGGGCACCATCACGCGCCAACTGTGGCAGTCCGCCCACCGCCTGGTTATGCAATTCGACGCCCACCCGTTTGGCCCGCCTGGTGCGCCTGGCCTGGTGGTGGAGCCCGCAACCACCGCGCTGGAGTTGGGGAACCGCATTCACGAGCTGACGGAACGCGCGCTGAACGAGCTGGAGGGCGGGGCGGAGCGCGCCGCCGCTGCCATCCGCACCCTGGAGGCGAAGGGCTACACCTGGCGCGGCGGGGAGCACTGGGCGCCGCCGCTGGGTGAGCCGCGCCGCTTTGAGATAACCACCCCGTCCGGCCCGTATGTGGACCGCCTGCGGGGCTGGATCACGCCGGACCAGGCGGTGGAGCCGCATGCGGGTCCGCTGATGGACGAGCCCGAGGACGACCCCGGCGCCGCTGACCAGGCCGCCGTGGACAGGTTCGTGGCCGGGGTGCATACGGTGGACGCGGCCGGCTTTGACGACCTTCCCGCAGGCATCCCAGAGCACTGGGCGGCAAAGCCGTTTTGCCGCATCCGCTGGTATCAGGACACCGGGGACGAGTCCGTGGGCATGCAAGGCCGCTGGGGGTGGGAGCTGGCGGACGACCAGGCGGGCACCGTGGTTGCGGACCTGGTGGCGGGCGCGAAGGCCGCGGAGCAGGGCCGCGAGCGGGTAAACGACCTGTGGCAACTAGCACGGGCGGAAGTGGCTGCGGACACGTTCGGCATGGCACCGGAGGACGTGAACACGAATTGCGAGCAGTTCCGCCAGGTTTTCGCGCGCCTGCTACTGGAGGGGGCCGCCGGCCATGCAAACTAAATTCATCGGCGGCGCAATGCACGGACAAACCGCAACCGTGGGCGAGCGTGAGCAGCAATGCACAAAATCAGTGCGGCGGGCATTCACGCGCCTGGTGGAGTCTGAAACCTACGTCCGGCGGACCTAGTGCCACTCGGATGGACGCGTGGAATTTGTCATGATCCTGGCAACGCTTGCGCTGGACCAGGCGCAAAAACTTACGCGGGAAATCATTTAACGCGCCTAGAATTCAATTCTGAGCCGGCCGCCGTGCCGGCTTTTCTGCAATTAGGGAGATCGAAACAATGAACGGCGAACTGGAAAGCCTGCTGGTGAAACTGGAGGCGGAGGCGCCCGCGAAGCTGCAACCCACCACGCGCCTGGTGGCGTCCCAATGCCGGGACCTGCTGGCCCACCTGGCGGCCGGCGCGGGCCTGGAAGGCGCAACCCTGGAGCTGGTGGCCTGCCTGCGGGGCGTCCTTCAGCACGGCGCCGCGCTGGTGGACCTGATGCCCCTGGACGAGCTGCGGCAAGCGGCCGGGAACCCTGGCCTGGCGCCCGAGTTCCGCGCGTTCGCGGCGGCCCGCCTGAACACCCTGGAGGCGCTGGAGCGCATGAAGGCGGCGAAAGCCCCACCAGCGGCGGCGGCGCAGGCCGCGGAGGCGGGGCCGGATGGCGAAGCCTGACGGGAATCTGAGACTACACCAGCCCAAGCCGCCCACCGAGGCGGCTTTTTTGCGCCTGGACAGTGTACCCCTTGGGGGTGCACTGCATGGGTACACTGCCTGGGTACACTGCAGCAAGTCCTTGATTCATAAGGCTTTTTAGCCATTACAGTGTACCGTGTACCCTAGTGTAGGCATTTAGACATTTGGGGGATGGATGTAACACAGTGGTTACTTGTTCGACCTTAAATAGGGACCCCACTGCACTGGGGTGCACTGCCGGTCCAAAAATGCCGAAAAACCTAAGCGTGACAAGCACTTAGGGACAGTGCACCCCCAGTGCACCCCGGTACACTGCCGCCAGGGGGTGCACTGCCGGCCCCACCGAGCCCCACCACCGCCACCCGCGCACTATTCACGCGGGCCAGGCATACACGCGCGCTTACAATCCCATAATTGAAATTTACAGGTGGGAATATGGCATTGCCGGCCAGCGTGCGAGAAATTGCGGAGGTTATCGGGATCGAGCGGGCACTGTATCTAGTCGGACAGTTGCCGCGCTGCCTCATGCGGGATAAACGCTACCCCGGCGCCATGGCCGCCCATGTGATTCTGTACGTCCCTGAAGTTATGACCCCGCAGCATGAGTTAGTCCGCATCCTCGGATGGGACGATGCTGTGAAACTGTCCCGCGCTTTCGGCGGGGAAATACTCCAGCCGGGGAGCTGCCAGGAGGTTTACCGGCGGTGGAGGGACCAGGCCATCCGGGAATTCTCGCAACGGGGTTTTGCCCGCAAAGACATTGCCGAATGGTTTGGAATTTCAGAACGAATGGTTAGCAACATACGCGCTGGATTCGTGGCGTGTGAAATCCCACAAGAGGCCCGCCAGGCTGCAAACGATGACCATTGCCCGGTTATTAACGACCAGGCAGCGGCATGCAAAACGCAGCGGAGGAAATAGGCAACGGGGCGGCATCTGCTGCTGTGGCGGCGACGTACAAAAGCGCGCCGCCTGTTGTAGTCAGCGGCCTGGCGGTGGCCGGAATCAGTTTGCAGGAATGGGTGTACGTCCTGACGGTGGTTTGGCTGGTCTTGCAAATGATCGGCTGGACGTGGGACCGATTCATCAAGGCCCGCCGCGACCTGGCTGAACTGGAGGCGTTGACGGGCGGGGAGGGCGCCAAGTGAGCCCCACCACCACCCGCGTGGCAGTGGCCGCGCTGACCCTTTCCGCGGCCGGGTTTGTGGGCCTGGTCCAGCGCGAGGGGATCGAGCTGAAAGCTTATGCGGACCCGGTGCATGGGTGGGCCGTCCCCACCATCGGCGCCGGGTCCACTGAGGGCGTGAAGCGCGGCGACACCATCACGCCAGTGGGCGCGGTGGTTCGGACCTTGCGCGAGGCCCAGACCTACGAAAACAGTTTGCGGGGGTGCATCACCGCGCCCCTGGCACAGGCGGAATTCGACGCCTACACGCAACTAGCCCACAACATCGGTGGGCGCGCGTTCTGTACGTCCACCATCGTGAAGCGCGTGAACGCGCTGGATTACCGGGGCGGATGCAATGCCATCCTGCTCTGGAACCGCGCGGGTTCGCAAATCTGTTCCGAGCCAGGAAACAAGGTTTGCGGCGGCCTTTGGAAGGACCGCCAGCGCATCCATTCCCTGTGCATGGAGGCGAACCCATGACCAGCGTTTGCATTGCCGCGTGGCTGGTCCTGTCTGCGGCGCGGTCCCTGTGGCAACGCATCCGGGGCCGCAAGTGAAGCCCGGCTTCTGTATCCGCTGCGGCTTTCGACTGCACCGGAGCAGGCAAACCGGGAAATTGATTTTCAGCACCGTCCAGCGCGAAGGAAAGCGTTTCAAGGCCCACGGTTATTGCGTGGCACCGGCGCGCGCGGACGGATACGTGGAAGCGAAGGGGAAAGAAAAATGATTCTGCTGCTGGGTGTTTTTGCCATCGTGGTGAATGCGGGCCTGCAAGGCGCGTTCAAGGCTTACGCGCTGTGGACGGGGGCGTGGTGAAACCGCATATCAAGCTGAACGGCGGCCATTGGCTTTGCAAGTCCAGCCCGCGCCATATGCACGGGTATGCGGGCGCCACCCCGATGGAGGCTTACCAGGCGTGGCAGCGGGCGACGACACCGCCGGAGCGGCGGGCCTTCTGGACGTTGCAACCGTGAAGCCCCGCATTCGTATCCACCGCCGTGGCGGGGGCGGCCTGTGGGAGTGCTTCACGCCGGGCGTGTACCTGCAAACCGTTTGCCTCGGACTGTCCCCGCGCCTGGCTTACCTGGACTGGGCGCGCTTCAAAGGGGGGCGCTGATGCTGCAAGCGGTTTGCATGGTGGTGGTGGCCGTCCTGCTGGTGGTGGGGCTGGTGGTGTGGCAGTGCCTCGCATGGAGCAGGGACCAGGCGCGCATGGCGGCCAGGTATGAGCGGAGCAGGGGGCAGGGCATGGACGTGGCGGCGGAGATGCTGCGAGCTGGTGGACAGGTGCCACCGCGCCGCAATCCATTTGCGCCGCCGTTCATCCCGCAGCCTGAGCCCGAGCGGCGGGGCCAATGGCTGGCCGCCGGCTACCCGCCGCCGCCCCCGCGGCCCACCGCGCCCCTGGCCTGCGCCCACTGCGGCGCACCAGGCTGGGGCGGCGAGGCAAAACGCGTGGGTCCTTCCCAGGGGGCCTAGCCTGCGGGGGCATTGCCACCGCGGCATTTCAGTTGTGCGTGCCCTTTCGGACGCGGTTTTATGTTTCTACTTCAGGGGCCGGCATGGCGGGGAATGAGCGGGGCCAGCGTGTAAACCGGAGTCAACTGGCGGACGTGTTCGGGGTGAGCCTGCCCACCGTTGACAACTGGGTGAAGGCCGGGGCGCCTGTGGTCCAGCGCGGGAGCCGCGGGACGGAATGGGTGTTCAACACCGCGGACGTGGCGCGCTGGATGAAGGACCGCGCGGTGGAGTCCGCCACCGGCACCGCCACCGCCGACGAGGCGGAGCTGAACCGCCGCAGGATGCGCGCGGAAACCGAGCGGGCGGAACTGGCACTGGCGAAGGATAAAAACCAGGTGGCACCGCTGGACCAGGTGGAGCGGATGGTTTCCCGCGCGTTCAGCCAGGTCCGCGCGGGCATGCGCAACATTCCCGGCCGGGTGGTGGCGGCGCTGATCGGGGAAACCGACGAAAGGACGTTCAAACGCATCCTGCTGGAGGAAATCGACCAGGTGTTAGAGAACCTGGCAAACGCTGACCTGGCCGGAAGCGACGAGGACGGCGACGAGGACGAGGACGGCGAAGGGGACCCCGATTGAAACCCGCGGATTTCAGCAACGCGGCGGGCCTGGCCGCGGTTATCGGCCGGGGCGCTGAATTCCTGCGCCCGCCGCCGGACCTGAAACCGTCCGAGTGGGCGGAATCCCCCGGCGGAATGAAAATCCCGGAGGGGAACGCGGTTCCTGGTCCGTACCGGCTATTTAATGCCCCTTACCAGCGTGAGCCAATGGATATGCTGGTGGACCCGGACTGTTACCGGGTGACCCTTATGTGGGGCGCGCAGGTGGGTAAAACCCTGCTTGCCCTGGCTTGCCAGGCTTATTGCATATCCCTGCAACCGCGTTCACAGATAATGATGCAACCCAGCCAAGGCGATTTAGCCACCTGGCTGGAAACGAAATTTAACCCGCTGGTGGAGTCCACCCCCAGCGTGCGCCGCCTGGTGGCGAAACCCCGCGGGCGCAAAGGCGTGAATAACGGCCGGATGAAATCCTATCCGGGCGGATTCATCATGTTTTCCTGGAGCGGGTCCCCCAAGACTATGCGGGGCCGCTCCGCGCCGCTTATCGTTTGCGATGAAATCGACGGTTACGAGGTAACCGCTGAAGGCCATCCGGTGGGCCTGCTGTGGCAGCGCGCCGCCACTTTCGGGGACCAGCGGTTTTTGCTGGAAATCAGCACCCCGACCACCAAGGACGATTCACATATTGAAGCCGCGTTCCTGGCGGGGGACCAGCGGCGGTTTTATGTCCGCTGCCCGCATTGCGAGCACGCGCAAACCCTGCGGTGGGGGCAAGTCCGCTGGAGCGGGCGCCAGTCCACCGATATTGCAGACGCGGAAAAGGACCTGGCGGACCTGGATTCCCACCAAGCTGAAACGTCCCGCTACCTGTGCGAGGCCGCGGACTGCGGCGCACTGTGGAGCGACGGCGAACGAATTGCGGCCATCCGCAACGCGGAGGCGCTGGGCGCGGGGTGGCGAGCTGCAAAGCCTTTCAAGGGGCACGCGTCATACCACCTGAACGAGCTTTACAGCACGTTCCGCCGCCTGCGCGATATTGTCCAGTCCTACCTGGACAAGCAAGCCACCGACGATTTACAGACATTCGTAAACGTGTCCCTGGCCCAAACATGGGAAGAAAAGGGGGACAAGGCGGACGCGGGCGCGCTGATGACGCGGCGCGAGGAATACCCCGCGCAGATTCCCATGGGCGGCCTGTATGTGACTGCGGGAATCGACATGCAAAACGACCGCTTAGAAGTGGAAATCGTGGCGTGGGGCGAGGCGGAGGAATCATGGTCCGTGGATTACCGGGTGTTATGGGGGGACACGCTCCAGCAAGACGTGTGGGACGAGCTGGACGCGCTGCTGGAGGAAACCTTTACCCATGAATCCGGCGCCGTCCTGCCGATTTCCGCGGCCTGCCTGGACACCGGCGGCAACGCGGGCCATACCCAACGCGCCTACGATTACGCGCGGGGGAAAACCGGCCGGCGACTGTTTGCAATCAAGGGGCAAGGCGGGTGGGCCGTCCCGGTGGTGACCGCGCCGCAGCGCAAGCAATCCGGCAAAAAGGGTCGCAAAGTGGACCTGTTCATTGTCGGCACGGACGAGGCAAAACTTATCGTTATGCGGCGCCTCGGACGCCTGCAACGTGGTCCGGGGTTCTGTCATTTCCCCGAAACGGGCGCATCCGGCCATATCTACGGGCGCGAGCATTTCGACCAATTGACAGCGGAACGCCTGGTGACCAGGTATGTAAAGGGCCAGCCCATCCGGGAATGGCATAAGGCGGACCGCGCCAGAAACGAGGCGCTGGATTGCCGGGTTTACGCGCTGGCCGCACTGAAAATCATGAACCCGAGTTTCAAGCGCCTGCGCATGAAGTTGATTCCGCCAGGCTGGAAACCACCGGAGCCCACCCCGGTGGAGCTGGTGGACCAGGCGCCCACCCCGGCCACCCGGCCGAAATTGCCCGCGCCCACCCCGGCCAGGCCGCAGGAAATCCCACAAGAGGCCGCAAACGAGCCGGCCCCGGAAACTGCGCCCACTGTCAAAAAGCGTTCCAGCGGTTTGGGGCGGCGCAAGGCGGGCGGGGGCTGGGTTCGCAACTGGTAACGGGGCGGCCCGCGCACCAGGCCGCGGCCCGCGGCGGCCCGCTGGACATAAGGGCCGCCGATGCAATCAAAAATCACCGCGGGGGACACCCTGGCGTTTTCCACCCCGGCCCCGGATCACCCGGCGGGCCAGGGCTGGAAACTGTTTCACCGCCTGGTCCCGGCCGCCGCTGGTGGGGCCGCCATCCTGCTGGAATCTGAGCCGGCCGGCGACGACCACCGCACCACCGCCACCGCAGACGAAACCGCCACCTGGCCGCCTGGCGCCTACACCTGGTTTTGCTGGGCGGAGCGCATGGGCGCGCGGCAAACCCTGTCCAGCGGCCAGGCCACTGTCCTGGCGGACCCGGCGACCATGGCCGCGGGCGCGGACACGCGTTCCCACGCGCGCAAGGTCCTGGACGCCATCCAGGCGGTGATTGAAAAGCGCGCCACGCTGGACCAGGAGCGTTACACGGTCCTGGGCCGCGAACTGTGGCGCACCCCCATTCCCGACCTATTGAAGCTGCGCGGCACTTACGCGGCCATGGTCCGCCGCGAAGAACGCAAAGCCGCTGGGCGTCCGCTTATCGGCGCAATCCGGGTGCGAATCTGATGAACCTGTTTTCCATTTTCCGCCGCGAGGCGCCCGAGGCCACCACGGCGGCCCCCGCCACCGACCTGGCCGCCACCGAGGACGCCCCGCGGACCCGCCACACCTGGCGCCGCGCGCTGGCCCGCGCGTGGGAATCCCATTTCAGTGGGTCCAATAATGACCGGCTGACCGCATCGTGGCCGTCCACCCCCGTCCCGGCGGATTGGATCATTACCCGCCACCAGCGCGTCCTGGTGGCGCGAAGCCGCCAGCAATGCACGGAAAACGGCTATGCGCGCCAATTCCTGCGGCTTTGCCGGCAAAACATCATCGGTCCGCATGGAATCCAGTTGCGCCCGCAAGTCACGAATGCGGCCGGCGAGCTGGACGAGGCTATCAATTCCGCCATTCAGGCCGCGTGGAAAGAGTGGGGCAAGAAAAAGAATTGCGACGTGGCGGGGAAAAAGTCCTGGCGCAATTTTGAACTGTCCGCGGTTCAGAATGCGGGCAAGGACGGGGAATTCATGTTCCGCAAAATCTACGGTCCGGCCGCCGGTCCGTGGGGTTTCGCGCTGCAATATATCGATCCGCAACGATGCCCGGTGGTGGAGCTGGACGTTTCGCGCACCACCGCCGGAACGTTCATCCGGCATGGAATCGAATTCAACCGATATGGCCGGCCGCTGGCGTATTTTTTTACCACTGATAACGAGGCGGAGGCGGATTATTTCTATGGTGGGCGCCATTATGTGAGGGTCCCGGCGGACGAAATAATCCATGGTTTCAAGGACGAGTTAGGCGGGCAAAAGCGCGGTTTGCCGTGGATTGCGACGGGTATTTATAAGCTGCGGCATGTGGGAGGCATGGAGGACGCGGCGGTGGTGAATGCCCGCGTGGGCGCCGCGAAAATGGGCGTTATCGAGTGGGAGGAAAACACCGGGCCGGAGCTGGACGAGGACGAGGAACTGGAGATTGATGCGGAGGCGGGGACGTTCCCGGTTCTGCCCGAGGGTGCCAGGCTGAAGGAATGGAACCCGCAATATCCGTCCGGCGAGTTTGCACCGTTCACCAAGCATCTGTTGCGCGCCATTGCGGCCGGCTGGGGGGTCCTTTACAACACGCTGGCAAATGACCTGGAAGGCGTGAATTTCTCCAGCATCCGCCAGGGCACGCTGGACGAGCGGGAACGGTGGAAAGAGGATCAAGAGTGGATTGCGGAGGCGCTGCACCAGGAAGTCTTTGAATCCTGGCTGGCGGTGGCCCTGCTGTCCGGCCGCATCAAGGTGAAGGGGCAACCGCTCCAGGCCACCAGCCTGGAACGATGCCAGGCGGTGGAATGGCAACCCCGGCGCTGGACCTGGATTGACCCCGGCGCGGACGTAAAGGCCGCGGTTGATTCCAAAAACAATTTGCTGAAAAGCCCCGGCGAAATCGTCCGCGAAGGCGGGCGCGACCCGTCCGCGGTTTACCGAGAAATTGCGCGTGATATTAGGGAAATGCAGGCCGCGGGCATCCCGGACGAATATATAAAACTTGCCTTTGGGCAAAAACTGGAACCGGCGGCGAAGCCGAAAAAAGAGGAAGCGACGGCATGAATAAGGACCTTAAATTGCGCCTGATCCGTGGCGCATACCTGCGGCGCGACGCTGGAAAACGCGCGCTGACGGTGGCGGAGCTGAACCAGGACGGCAAGGGGCGCGACCACGCCACCCGGACCATGGAGCTTGTCCGCGCGGACGAGGAAACCAGGACGGTGGAGCTGTCCTTTTCCTCGGAATTTGAGGGGCGCCGCTGGTTCGGAATCGAAATCCTGGACCACTCGGACGGGGCCATCCGCCTGGACCGCCTGCGCGGGTCCGGCGCCGTTCTGATGGATCACGATTGGCGGGACCAGGTGGCGGTGGTGGAGTCCGTGACCATCGACGCCAAGGAACGCAAAGGCCGCGCGGTGGTCCGTTTCAGCCGCAGCGTCCGCGGCCAGGAGATTTTCCAGGACGTTAAGGACGGAATCCGCAAGCTGGTGAGCGTGGGTTACCGGGTCCATGACGCCAAGTTAGTGGAAACCAGGGACGGCGTGGACGTGTACCGCGTCACGGACTGGGAACCCTATGAAATCAGTTTTGTTTCTGTCCCGTTTGACACCACGGTGGGCGTGGGACGGGACGCCGGACAGGAAATCCCACAAGAGGCCGGCGGGGCGGCCCCTGGACAAACTGGCACCGCATCAACCCATCAACGAGGGGCATCCCAAGTGAATACGAAAATCGTCCGGCGCGCGGACGGAACGCTGGTCCGTATCGAAGTGGACGCGGCCGGAAACGAGGTCCGGCAAATCGAAGTCCTGGAAACCGCGGAGCAACACCGCGCCGCCATGCAGTCCGGCACCGACACGGAACGCACGCGCGTGAATGCCCTTACCGAGCTGGGCAACCAATACCGGGCCGCCGTCCCCAACGCGCCCGACCTGGCCCGCGTGGCGATCCGCGACGGGCACAGCACCGCGCAACTGCAAGCCGCGATCTTGGACGAAGTGAACAAGCGCATGGGCCGTCCGCTGGACGAGCAGAACCGCGGCGCCGAAATCGGCATGACGCCGGGCGAGGTCCGCCAGTTCTCGTTCCTGCGCGCCATCCGCCACCTGGCCGACCCCGGCAATTCGCAACTGCGCAAGGAAGCGGCTTTCGAGATCGAGTGCAGCCGCGCCGCCTCGGAAGCCTACGGCAAGACCCCGCAGGGGATCATGGTTCCCGCGGACGTTCTCGGCCGCGCGTTCAGCACGACCACGCCGGCCGGCGGCGCGGGCGGCAACCTGGTTGCAACGGAACTGCAATCCGGTTCATTCATCGAACTGCTGCGGAAACGCGCCTGGGTCCTGCGCAAGGCCCGCCGCCTGGCCGGCCTGGTGGGGAACGTGGACATTCCGCGCCAGAAAAGCGGAACCGCCGCCTACTGGGTGGGCGAGGGCGGCGCCCCGACCGGGAGCGAAATCGGCACGGACAAGATTTCCTTCAATCCCAAGACGCTGGCGGCCTATTCCGATATCACCCGCCGCATGCTGATCCAGGCCACGCCGGATGCGGAAATGCTGACCCGCGCCGACCTGCTGAAGTCCATGGGCCTGGAAATCGACCGCGCCGCCATCTACGGCAGCGGCACGGCGAACCAGCCCCGCGGCGTGCGCAACATGAGCGGAATCAACGCGGTGGCGTTCGCTGGCGTGCGACCGACCCACGCGGAGCTGGTTGCGATGGAAACCGAAATCGCGGCGGATGACGCGGACGTGGATTCCATGTGCTACTGCGGGAACGCCAAGTTCCGCGGCCACGCCAAGACCACGCTGAAGTTCGAGGCCGCGGGTTCCGCCACCATCTGGGAGCCGGGGAACACCGTCAACGGCTACGAGGCGTGCATTTCCAACCAGGTGGAGGACGGAGACGTTTTCTTCGCCAACTGGGACGACCTGATCGTGGCGATGTGGGGCGGCCTGGACCTGACGGTGGACCCCTACGCGCTGTCCACCACCGGCGGCGTTCGCATCATCACGTTCCAGGACGTGGATTTCGGCATCCGCCACCCGGAATCCTTCTGCTGGGGCGCGAAGCCCGCGGCCTGAACGGGCCTGACCCTGTGACACAGGCCGCCAGCCGGCGGCCTTTTTTCTGAGCAAGGAAAAAAGATGCAAGCGCAACAAATCATGGTCCGCCTTCTGTCCGCCATCGGCATGGCCGGCGAGCTGAAGCCCGCGGGGACGGAAATTCCGCTGGACCAGCCCGAGGCGGAGGACCTGCTGCGCCGCGGCAAAGCGGAGCTGATCCAGGCTGACGAGCCCAAGGCCGACCAGGCCGCCGGCAAGGCCCCCGCCAAGGCCGCTAAGGGCGCCTGATGCCAGCGTGGGAGGACCCGGCGGATTTCCTGCAAACGGATGAGTTTGCAACGTCAGCCACCATCCTGTCCCAGCGTTCCGGCATGACGCGTCCGCTGGTGGGCATCCTGGACGAGCCAGGCGCAACCCCGCGCCTGGGCGACTATGAACAGGACAACACCGCGCCGCGTTTCTACTGCCCCGCCTCGGCCGCGGCCGGCATCGAGCGGGGCGACGAACTGACCGCGAGCACAGGCGCCGTGTATGACGTGATGCGGTCCCCGGAGCCGGACGGTTCCGGGTGGGTGTTCATCATCCTGGCCGCGCGCGGGGAATGACGCGTGAGCGGCGGCGATTTCTTTGAAATCGACACGGACAGCCTGGAGCGCGTGGGCGGCGAGCTGGGCGCCACCGCGCGCCAGGTGGGGCTGGCCCTGGCGCGAGCCCTGACGCGGACCGCGGCCACGCTGCGGCGCAAATCGGAGCGCGGCTTGCGCACTGAACTGGAGCTGCGCGCGCTGAAGTTCCTGCGCCTGCGCCTGAAGTCCTTGCGCATGAAGCGGACCCGCGGGTGGCAGGGCGGGGACGTGTCCATTTGGTACGGACTGAACCCCATGCCAGTGGGGGAGTTCAAGGGAAAGCCGATGCGGAACGATGCGGGCGCATCGTTCCGCGGAACCCAGTTCCCTGGCGGGTTCGTGGGCCGCAACAAGCGGCGGCAACCCACCGTGTTTAAACGGCGCGGCGGTGGCCGCCTGCCGATTGAGGAACAAACGCTGGAGGTACAGGACCGGATGCAAGTATTCCTAGAGGACAGAATTTTCCAGGACGTGGAAAACATCTTTTGGGAGCATTTCAAAAAGGACCTGGCGGCGCGCGTGAAATACAAACTGGGCGAGCAATGAGCGTGGAAACTGAAATTGGCTTGGCAACGCTTCACCAGGCCATCGTGGCAGACATTGCCGCGAAATTCCCCGACATGAAAACGGTGGAGTTTGACCGGGACGACACGGACCGCAAGCCCATTCCGCCATCGAAGTTGCCGGCTTGCCTGCTGGAGCTGCCCGAGTTTGAGCCCGCGCCCGAGGATGACATGGGCACTGGACAATTTCCGGTTCATGCCAGGTTTGAAGCCTATTTGATAATCGGATTTCGCACGCCTGCGGCAAAAATGGAAATCCGCCTGGTGGCCGCATCGTTCGCGGCCTGGTTGCACACCCGGCGCTGGACGAACCCCGCCGACCAGGCGCACAAAATCCCGACCGGCCCCGCGCTGGTGACCGCGTGCGAGCGGGACGAATTCCACCCCGCGCTGGACAACTGCGAGGTGTGGCGGGTGGAGTGGGTGCAAACCATTTTCCTGGGCGAAAACGAATTCCAGCATTGGACAGGCACCGTTCCGCAGGCCATGGTTTCGACGGCGCCGGAAATCGGGCCGGAAAATGAATCCGCTTACCAGCCTATCGGGGGCCAGGCATGAGCGGCCACGGCGCGGCGGAGGCGGAACGGCGCCTGGCAAACGTGGTCCGCCTCGGCACGGTGGCGGAGCTGGACGAGGCCGCCGCGCTGGTGCGCGTGGAGTCCGGCGGGATCACCACGGACTGGCGCCCATGGGTTACCGGGCGCGCGGGCGCCACGCGCACCTGGAGCGCGCCGCGCGTGGGGGAACAGGTGGTTTTGCTGTGCCCCGCAGGCGATACGGGCCAGGCGGTGGTTTTGCCGGCCATTTACCAGGACGCCCACCCGGCGCCCGCGTCCACAAAGGACGTGGACGCGGTGGAATTCCCGGACGGGTCCCGCGTGGAATATGACAGCGCGGCCAGCGTTTTGACGGTAAATGTGGGTTCCGGCCAGGTGGTGGTGAATTGCGCCACCGCCACCGTCCAGGCGTCCGATTCTGTGACCGTAGACAGCCCGCAAACCACTTTCACAGGCGCGGTGACGGTCCAGGGGGCGCTGGCCTGGCAGGCGGGCGCAACTGGCGTGGCTGGAGCTGGGGGCGGGGCGCCGCTGAAAATCACCGGCGGGGTGGAGGTAACCGGCGGCGATGTGACCGCGGACGGAATCGGCCTGAAAACCCACCACCACACCGAGCAAGGCGACGGGGCAGCCACCAGCGCGGCGCAGGCATAAGCCGCAGGAAATCCCACAAGAGGCCGCGCGGCGGCCTGCTGGGCACCATGCCCGGCCATGAAAGGCACGAACGCGAGCACCGGAAAACCGCTTGAGGGAATCGACCATCTACGGCAATCCGTCCGCGACATTCTGACCACCGCCGTGGGTTCGCGCGTGATGCGACGGACCTATGGCGCCGGCCTTTTGGCGCTCCAAGACGCGCCGCTGAACCGCTCCACGGTGGTGGCAATCGTGGCCGCTGCCGCGTCCGCGCTGGCCCGCTGGGAACCGCGCATCCAGGTGGAGCGGATTGCGGTTTCCAGCCTGGCGGCGGGAACCCTGGAAATGACGGTGACCGGCGTTTATTTGCCCGAGGGGCAGCGCGTGGCAATTGACGGAATCAAGGTGAACTAATGGCCGGCGCCTATACGTCCGTGGACCTGTCGCAACTGGCTCCGCCGGATGCGGTGGTCCCGTTGAGTTACGAAAACATCCTGGCGGAAATGCTGCTGGACCTGCAAGCCAGGGACCCCGCATTTACTGCGCTGGTGGAGTCGGACCCGGCCTACAAAATACTTCAGGCCGCCGCTTACCGGGAATACCTGTTGCGCCAGGACATGAACGAGTCCACGCGCGCGGTGATGCTGGCTTATGCGGCCGGCGCGGACCTGGATCAAATCGGGGCGAATTACGGGGTTGCGCGCCTGCTGATTACCCCGGCTGACGACACCACCACGCCACCGACCGCGGCCGTTTATGAGTCGGACGAGGATTTTCGCGCGCGCCTGCTGCTGTCCCTGGACGGGTATTCCACGGCAGGGTCCCGCGGCGGGTACATATTCCACGCGCTGAGTGCGACCGGGGACGCCAAGGACGTGGCGGTGGAAAGCCTGGCGCCTGGCGTGGTGACGGTTTCCGTACTGTCCCGGACGGGCACCGGCGCGGCGCCGGCCGATACCCTGGCCGCGGTTTCCACCGCGCTGTCCGCGGATGAGGTCCGCCCCCTGTGCGATACCGTGGCCGTCCAGTCCGCCACGGTGGTGAACTACAGCATTGCGGCCACGCTGACGTTTTTCCCCGGCGTGGGCCGCGCTGAAATCCTGGCCGCCGCGCAGGCTGCGGCGCAGTCCTACGCGGCGAAACAGCACCGCCTCGGCCGCGCCATCGCGCGGTCCGGCTTGTTCGCGGCGCTCCATCAGCCTGGCGTGGCGTCCGTGGCGCTGACCACGCCGGCCGCTGACCTGGCCGCGGCGTGGGACCGCGCCTATTACTGCACCGGCGTGACGGTGACGGACGGCGGGGTGGTTGCATGACCGTCCACTACGAAAGCCGCGGTCCAGCCCGGCTGACGCGCGCGAGCGTGGGCGCTTACCGGGGCGCGGATGGCCTGGTGAAGTGGGCGCCGGTGGACGCGCCCCGTTTCGAGCCGGACCCCATCCGCGGCGGAATTCGTTTCCTGTGGGAGGACGCGGCAAAGAATCTGGTCCGCAGGAGCAAAAATCTAAACAACACGGCGGCCTGGACGCGCCAAACCAGCCTGACGGTGGTGAATGACGCCACAACGGCCCCGGACGGCGGCCTGGCGGACAAACTCCAGGAAACGGCGGCCGCGTCCTATTTTGGGCTTCAGCAAACCCCGCCGGAATATCAGGCCCTCACGGAATACACTTTCAGTGTTTGGGGTAAAGCGGCGGAGCGTTCGCGCCTGCTGGTGAGGTTTTTGAATATCACCGGTGCCAAGGTGTTATTTGACCTTGCGGACGGAAGTATTCCTATCCAGCCGACAACCGGGAGCGCAAGAACTGAGGCGTGGGGCGACGGGTGGTTCCGTTGCATTTTCACGTTCACCACGGATGATGTGGCCGACCCGGCTAAATTGTATTTCGCAATTAGCCCTGCCACTACGACGGGATTTTCATATACCGGGACGGCAGGTTATGGGATATATGCGTGGGGGGCGCAACTGGAGGAAGGCCCCGATTGCACGTCCCTGATTGAAACATTTGGGGGGCCGGCCACCCGCGCCGCTGATTTCCCGGTTTTCGTGGAAGGGCCGGACCTGTTGCCGCCAAACGGCACGGCGCAGGAAAGGGCGCTGGAGCTGGTGGCGGCCCGCACGGGCATCGTGCCCAACCCTGTGCGCGCAAGCTGGGACCCGGACACCTGCCCGGCGGCCCTGCTGCCGTGGCTGGCGTGGGCGCTGGGCGTGGATCAATGGCAGGACGATTTATCCGACGAGGCGAAGCGGGAAATTATCCGCGGCGCCGCTGAAATCCGCCGGCAAAAGGGGACCGTTGCCGCAGTAAAGCGCGCCATTTCGCTGGCCGGGTTCGGTGATTCCACCATCGTGGAAGGAAACCCGGCGCGGAAATTCGACGGGAGCGCGACCTATAACGGCACCTGGCGTTATGGCGACCCGGCGGACTGGGCGCGATACGTTATTTCCTTGAATAAGCCCATCAGCAACGCGCAGGCGGATTCCGTCCGCGCGATTCTCAAGAACGTGGCGCCCGCGCGCTGCGAGCTTGTCCAACTGTCGTTTGTTGCGGCAACGTATTTCTACAACGGTGCAATGTCCTATGACGGCACCTATAACCACGGGGCGGCCTAAATGGCAAACCTTGCAGAAACCCAAACCTACGATTTGGGCGTTTATCAGATCGAAACCACGGACCCGGTGATGGGCGGGGCCAATGGCCTGGCAAATGCCCCGCTGAAAAACCTGGCGAACCGGACCGCGTATCTGAAACAGCATGTGGACGCGCTGGAAACCAATTCCGCGCCCAAGGCGTCCCCGGCGCTGACGGGCACGCCGACCGCGCCCACGGCGGCGGTGGACACGAACACCACGCAACTGGCGACCACGGCGTTTGTCCTGGCGCAGGCG